TGTCTTTTTAATTCCCCCGTGATTTTTATCCAATTTTCGTAATCATCTTTGGGTTCTACCCATGTCTGCAAAACTACATACACAGATTTAAAATTTTTTGAGTCAACGGTACCGTAGTAACATTTTGAATCATCGAAAACATTTAATTTCGAGGTTTTTCCTTTTTTCATTTTTCATGTCTTAAACTTTTATTGGTTTAGTTAATAATAAAAAAAAATATTACTTTTGTCAAAAATTAAAAAAATCGTTATATTTATATTGTAAACCCAAAAAAATTTATGATTATAGTTCCAGTAAAAAATTCAAACTCGATAGAACAAGCCTTAAAAACTTATAAGTTTAAAGTTTATAAAACAAAACAACTAGAAAGGTTAAGAGAAAACCAAGAGTTTGTAAAACCATCTAAGAAAAAAAGAAGTCTTAAAAGTAAGGCGAAATACCTACAATCTAAAAAAACAAAAAAGGACTAATATTAAATTAGTCCGTTATTTAATTTTCTTAACTTATATAAGTTATAGTGATCGTATTTAGAATCTGATATCTTTTTAATTGTATCATTAATTTTTGTTGATAACTCAGAGTCTTTTGATTCGTTAAGGTTAGATTTTAAGTTTGAAATTATTTCTTCCTTTAAAGTATCCATTTCTGATTTTATTGTCTCAGAATCCAAAGACAAGATAGATGTTAATTCTTTTTGTTCACTTTCATCTATAGTTGATATTTTTTTTTGTAAATTGTTGTTAGCAATTTTAACCATAGTTGTTAAAGGAACATCAACCGAAGTCTTTTCTTTTTCTTCTTTTTTAGATTCTTCCGTAATAAGGTTTTTAATATTTATTTTAGATTCCAAAACAGACTCTAAATTTTTAATAGAATTATTGTAGATAGTATTATCAATATCTTTATATTCGTTTACATCTTCCGAAATAATGGAAGAAATCCATTTATCTAATCTTGAAATGTTTTTTTCGTTACTTTCAATCAATACTTGACCATACTCAATAGATTCATTTACATAATCATCTGATATATCTTTTGACAATCCTTTTTTTGTTGATAGGTCGTCGTATATAAAATATAATTCTGACATATCTCTATTTTCCAAAACGAAAGTTTTTAAATTTTCCATGAAATTTTTAAATTCCGGTTTACTATATAGTTCGACAGATGCTTTTTCTATCTTTGTTTTTAAAATTCCAAATGTGTTCATATCTTTTTATGATAAATATTTATTAATTTATTAATTTCTTCAATTTATCGTTAATTTCGTTTAAAGAATTAATTCCTTTCGATAAATCCATATAATTCGTGTCAAAAAGATTTTTTTCTAATAGGATTTTTAAATCATCTTTCATCGCGTTTTCAGGGGTTACACCTGCTTCACCTCCCGGTTCAGGTCCTGGTGGTTCAGGAGGTCCTCCTAAATCCATACCTCCCATTGGTGGTGGTCCTCCCATACCTCCTTCTTCTGGTGGTGTTTCAGCGCCTGGTTCACCTTCTTTTTTACCATATAAATTATCCACGTTGTCAAACACACCCGTTTTGGTAATAACTTCTGCAGTTTTTGCAAGTTCGGCTGAAACTGCTCTTTCTATTCTTTGTTGTTGTAAATCTAATCTTATTTCTTCGTCTGAGAAATTTAATATATGTTTTTTAGCCCATGATGCTGATACAGGAGCAACACTATTTTCAATCGATGTAACGGCATCTTTGTAAAGTAACATTTTTTCTTTCCACAATTCGATTGCCAATAGATCCGCTTGTTTAGAAGGGTTGTGTAATCCAAGAGTAAAGTTTGTTAATTCATCCTCAAACCCCAATAAAAATAAATGTATAATTGCAATTTTATTTAATTCTGCAATCATTGATTTTTGAACTCTATTAATTGTTCTTGCAAATCTAATATCAAGTAACGCTAAATTCTTTCCGTCACCAACCGCATCCTCAAAACCTAAAAATGCTTTAGGAATACGAAGTGCCGTAACTAATTTCTTTTGAATATATTCGATATCTGCAATTTCAGATAAATTGGTACCACCAGGTAAAGTTTCAATTGGACTTGTTTGTGCCGGATCTCTTACAGGAATAAAATAATCTTGATCTACAGCCATCTGATTATATCTCATATCAACGTTACCTGTTTTTGAATCAACCACTTGGTCTCTTTTAAATTTACTGGCAACTCTTTGAACGTATGGATCAACATCTTTATCATCCATGTTCCCCACAAATACTTTAAATACACGTCTTTCAGGTGCTCTTGAAACACGATAAATTAACATCGCATCTTCAGATAATAATAATTGTTTCCAAATACGACGAGCTTTTTCTAACATAGACGTTCCGTAAGGTAGTTTTCTATCATCACCTAATATTCTAAAGTGACCGATTTCCCATACGTTAAATTCCATATTCTTTTCTTTCCAAACAAACTTCAAAGCATCATTTTCCATGTCTTGTGAATATTTGTCAGGTTGGAATCTCATACCTTTTTCCAATCTTTCTATTTGGATGTTTGGTAATTGTTGACATCCCACGATTCCTTTTTCAGGGTCTAATTTTAAATAAATAAAGTTGTCACCGAATTTACATGTGTTTCTTGTCCACATAGGTAAATTGGTGTTAATGTCCAATCTTTTAGTAAATAAATCTGTCAAAACAGATTTTATTCTTTTTGATTCTGAATAAATTTTTAATATGTGACCATCTTGGTCTGGAGTTGTTGATTCTTCAGAATAAATGTCAAGTGCTGCTGAAATTTCAGGAGTATATTCCATTGATTCATAATCATAATACGATGCCATTCTTGTCGGTTCATAATAAACCGCTTGTTGGTAAAGGTTACTCTCAACTTTCTGCCATTGTTTTCCAATATACATAGTTTGTTGAGCCTGTAATTTTTCTTTTTCGTATTCTTGTTTGTCGGTTGTTTTTAAAAGTTCTTTTTTATCGAATTTAAAAACGGGAGATTGTTGATCTAAAGTCGCATTAGGTCCAAAAACCTTACCCAACCTCTGCCAAACCGTGTATTTTTCTTCTGCCATGTTTTTTTAATTTAAAAATAATTGGAAATAAAATAAACTAAACTCTTCTACCCCCGAATAACCATAAATACTTTTCATAATCACTTTTAGATAAATCGCCACTACCATATCTATTATTATTTACACTTACAGGTAAACCAGGGTTAAAATTTTGTGAAGATTCTTTAAATGTATTTGTTTCGGTTGTCCAAGAATTAAGCATTGCCTTTGTATGTTCTGTAACTTTTTCTAATTGTGCAAATGAATTTTCACCCACATATATCGCCATAGAAATTGCCATGATTAAGTCATCATGTTGACCTTTTTGGTGGTCAGGTCTTCCGTTTATATAAACGAAAGTATTAAGTTCGTTAAATAGTCTTTGTGACCTAATTATGAAATTATGTCTTAATGCTTCCTCAAACGCAGAAATAATTTGAACACGTTTTGAGTTAAAGTTAATTCCCGGTATTTTATCTTGTATTTTTGAGTTCCATTTCCATTTATCTGCCGGGTTAATCCCATCAACATATAAATTTTTATATCCCAATTCTTGTAGTTTTCTTGATGTTGCAACCCCCATTCCACCGGTGATATCGATAACTATATATGCGGAATACATAATACCCCATTTATATGCAATTTCTGCCGCCACATCAGGTGGGATCTTTCCACTATATTCGAAAACCTGTTCTCTGTCATCAAAATCAATTATTGACATTGTGGTAAAATCCTCACTATCACCTCTTGATACATCGACACCCATAATATACTTATGACCTAAAATTGGTTCTTTCCATTGACAAATAGATCCACCCATAAATTTATTATTAGGTTCTTTTAAACAGCTTTCTTTAATTTTTTTCATAGTTTCAGGTGGAATTACGTTATCCCCCGAACCTAAAAAGTTACACTCTAACTCTTGTGATATTTTTCTTTTATCAAATTTTAACTTTTTGGACATCGCTTCAAACCAAGAACTATAAGGCTTGTATCCGTCACTTATTTTTTCTTTGATATCTTCAAAATCCCTATCCGAAACTTTTATTTCAGAATAATCAAGTGTTATTTCTGAGTCTTTATATTCACCTCTATTTAACATGTAATGAATAATATCATCACATTTAATCAACTTTAAATCTTTTGAATATCTTGGATCTCTAAACCAAAACATTTCAGTAATTTTAAAGTCATTCATTTTTTTGATTGCTTGGTTGTAAATACTATAATAGATGGGATCAAAACCATTTGGTGTTGATATAACTATTACTTTACCACCTGTAGATAGGGATGCCATACATGCTGACCAGAAATCTTCATCGGCTTCGATATATGCCGCCTCATCGAATATTAATATTGTTGGTGTATAACCACGTAAAGCATCTTTTGATGTTGCTACCGCCTTTACTTCACATCCGTTTGAAAGTTTAAAGTGTCTTGCTGAGTTTTTTTCATTTGAAAACGTAACCCCCAACCAAGAAGGCCATTGATCAACAAACGCCCTTACTTTGTTTGCCATTTCAACCGCAGTATCCAATTTGTTGGCAATTATAAGGATTTTTTCAGGTTTGTTTTTTTTAGCAAAAACCAATCGTTTTGATGCCCATGCTGATGTCACGGTCGAAACCCCTGCTTGTCGATATTTTAATGCGATATTTTCCTCAAAATTATCATAGTCGTTAACCAACGTAACTTGGTCATTAAACAACTCTAAAGGAACATATTGGGATTGGGTGTTATCGTAAGTTTGTAGATATGTTTTTAACGAATACGGAGTGTCATTATAGCATTTCGCATATTCTAATAATATTTGTTCTCTTGATAACGACATTCATTATTATTTTCTTTTACTTATGTAGTTTAAAAGTTCTTTTTTTGTTGTTTCAGGATTAAAGTGATTTTCCAATAATTTTAAAATACTTTCCTCCAACTTCTTAACTTCGTTTTTTTCGGA